AGAACGCCTGCACGCTGTAGCTGCCATTGATGGGCAGGCTGCTGCTGGCCAGCGCGACCCCCGCCCGCTGGCAGGCCAGCTGTACCAGCTGCCAGATGGTCTTGGGGAACTGCGCCTGATTGGCCCGCAGCCAGCCGGAAAAGTCCGCATCCAGCTTGGACATGGTGTCGTAGGCCGTGACCTTGTAGCTGTTGCGCTTGGTGCGGGTGGGTTTTTCAGCATAGAAAGCGCCCACCTTGGTGCGGTTCCCGGCATCGTCCTGCCGGTAGTACGTCAGGGCATCCCCAGCCGTAATCTGCAGGCTGCCGCCCGGGTCCGCCCAGATTTCGGCTTCGATGTAGTCCGAAAACGCAGAGCCGATGGTAAATTCCTGCCCGGCGTTCACCGCAGCGTGCAGCGTCAGGCTTTTGACCGCGCTGCCGGGGGAGCCGCCCTTTAACTCGGTGCCGCTTGGGAGAGTGAGAATTGGTTGGAGCAAATATACACCTCCTTTGGTTTTAGTTAGGAGGTAGGAGTGAGGAGTTGGAAGATGTGCGCGTGCGCGCACGGGTTGAAAATTGGGCCGCAATCCCGTCGCCTTGCGGTAAATCCTGTTATGGCATCATCTACCGCAAAGCCCCGGAACGGTCGAGACCGTTCCCTACAGAGCTGGACCTTAGGCCCGTTTTAACTCCTAACTCCTACTTCCTACCTCCTAACTCTCAATCAGCATTCAATAATGTTAAACTTCAAATTCTTCCACTGTTTCGTCTTGGCATTGTGCCAGGCGATGCCGTATTTGCTGCAGTAGCAGGTGGTGGTTTCGGTTTCGGTGGAAGAGCCGGCCTTGGGATGGGTGAACTGAAACGTTGCCTTGCCTGCAAACAGCCCGATGGTGTACTTGTATTCGTCATCCGTCAGGCAGCTGTAGGCAATGGGCCAGGTGGCAACCTTTTCCCGCACCACTTCGCGGTGCATGTACCCGGCTTCGTCGCGCCCGGAATCGCTGGAATCCAGGTCGGAATAACTCGGTTCAATGTCGCAGTCCGGTGCGTACAGGGATTTGCCATCGATCTGGAACAGATTGGTCAGGGTCACGTTACACACCTCCTGTGGCAGTCAGCTGTTTGCGCTGCCAGCGCTGTACGGCGCGGCCTACGTCCTCGTCGGTCAGCTCAATGCCGTACACGGCGGAGAGAATCTCCCGCAGCACGGAAACCACGGCTTCAAAGCCCGCCATCTGGCCTGCCTGCAAATCTTCCATGACTTCGGCCACAGCCTGCTTGATGGTGTCCAGCGGAGCTTCTACGTTGGTGCCGTGGCTCTGATCGCCCAGCACGGCCAGAAACTCCCGGTTGGCCGGGATGACCGCGCCCTGCGCCAGGTAGGGGATCTGCGGGGCGGTCAGGGTGCTGATATTAAACCCGACATGCCCGCCGCCGAATATGTCCGGCAGGTCGAACGACAACCCGTTCAGCGCGTTGATGACCGCATTGATGCCGGTGACAACGGCGGAGATCATCCGGTTGATGAAGCCGATGATGCCATTGACGGCGTTTTTGATGGTACTGGAGATGCCGTTCCAGATGTCAGAAATCGTCTGCCCAAGGGAATTGAATGTCTCAGTAGTTTTAGCGCGGATGTTATCCCATGCGTCTACAAAATTCTGCTTGAGGTCACGCAGCCAGCCGGTGATGTTCTCCCACTTGCTGGCCAGACCGTCCAGAAGTCCCTGCGAGATGTAGGACCCCCAGGATTTGGCTTCGGTACTGGGGGAGTGGATGCCGAATGCTTCGCAAATACCATTTTTGAACGGCGTGAAAATGTGATCATAGATCCACTGCCCGATACCGTTCCAGAGCGCTTCCATGCCGTTGATAAAACCATCGCGCAGGTACTGAGCAACGTTGCCACCGTATCCGGCAACCGCTGCCTGGGTTTGGACGTCATCAAACCACTGCTTTATGCCCTGGATAAAATTACCGACAAGATGCCCAGCAAGGGCTGAAAGCCCATCTGCCAGCCCCGTGACGGCGGCGGACAGCAAATCCAGAATCGCCTGTGCAAGTTCTGCATAGTCGATATTGGTAATGCATTCGGCAATCGTGCTGCCAATCTGCTGCCAATCCAGCCCATCGATCCAGTGCGCCAGGGCTTCAATCAAGCCCGCCGCACCGGATACAAGGTCTGCCGCGGCCTGGGGCCAGTCAATGTTATTGATGGCGGCCATGGTCGCGCGGGCGAATGCGTCCCCCAGCGCACTAAAATCAAAGGTTTGGATAAACCCGTGCAGTGTCTCGAAGACGATCTTCCACTTGGCAATCATCAAGCGGCCAAGGGCTTCCCAGTCCAGTTCTTTCACGCACTGGTTCATCCCATTGCCGATGCCATTGCCCAGGGTGTCCCAGTGGATACCCTGCACTAAGGTGTCCGCAAAGATCAGTGCAGTGTTAAGCCCCTGTGCCAGGGTAGAACCAACCAGCCGCCAGTCCAGCCGGGCGATAAAGCCGTTGAGGGTATCCGCAATGTTTGCGGCCCAGGTCTGGGCCTTGTCCTGGATATCCGGCCAGGGAATCGCCGCCATGGCTTCATTCAGCTTTTGGGCAATGAGCTGCCCGACCTGGTTCCATTCGCCCGCCTTGATGGCAGCCAGCACGGAATCCAGGAACGGGCTTTTTGCGTCAAAGTTATAATTGGGGGTGATACTGCTGGCGCCCGAACTGCCGCCGCTGCTCCCTGTCTTGGCATCTAACCGTTCGATTTCATCAAACCCGGCCAGGCTCTTTGCAGCATCTTTCGCTGCCTTGGATGTTCCGCTCATGCCCTTGGCCGCGGCCTTGGCGGAGGATACCGTCTTGCCGGTCAGGAACGCCACCAGCTTGGCCAAATACGCGAACACAGTTGCTGCCGCATTTGCCAGCGCGGTCAGAGCAGGGGTCAGAACTTGAATTAACGGTGCGGCAGCAGTAGCCGCAGCACCTTGCAGGTTGCCAAGGGCCTGCCGCAGGGACGTGCTGGAAAGCAGGGCAGTGCCCATGTAGTTGGTCATCTTGCGCAGCCCCGCACTGACGAGATTGAATATCAGGGCGCCCGATACGAGGCTCATCAGGCGGTTGCGGAATCGGGCGAGGACCTTCGTGCTCCGTGTCAGCCGGTTACGCACGCTCTGCACGGCGCGCTGAATTGCACCGAAAGCTTTCGTACCAATGCTGCCAACCGAACGAAGAGCATTGCTGAGCATGCCAGAGAGCGTGCTACCCAGTTTTTCCGCTCTTCTCTGTGCGCCGCCGACCGCTTTATCGAGTAACCCCGCGCCGGGATTTTTTGCAGACGTACTCTGTGAGGCCGATGCGGGGCGCTGCGAGCTGTCTTTGTCTTGCGCTGCGAGCGCTTTCTTGGTTTCAGCTACAATGCGTTCTGCGTGCTGTGTGGCTGTCTCCTCGGTGTCTCCGTAGAGCTTGCGCTGGCGCTCCTCGATCTTAGCAAAGGACGATTCGATGGCGGCTGCCTGCTTATTGAAGTAGGCTTGCATCTCGTCGTCCCCGGAGATGTGCTGGATCAGGTCTTTCTGGCGCTCCACTGCCTGATTCTCCTGTTCCAGCTGCGCCGTTAAGGCTTCATGCTGCTGCTGCAACGCTTGGACAGCACTGTCCTGCGCTTGATAAGCAGCGGCAGCTTCATTCAGAATGGATTCTTGTTTGCTTAACGAGGCGAGGAGTTCACTTTGCTGTTTCATCAGCTTCGTCTCACCCTGCATACGAGCTTTCAAGACTTTCTGTACCCCTGCATCGTTCATACTGGGGTAATCACTTTTGATGCTTTGCAGGTGTGCCTGTTCAGCGGCATCAATCTGACGATTTACCTTGTCAAGCTCAGCTGCGGTCTCTGCGGCTTTCTGCCGGGCACCCTCTAGCTGTTCTTGGAGTTTGCTGCGTCCGCTCCGGGCGGTGGTTATCTGCTTGCCCAGGTCTTTGATTTGAGATGCTGTGCTCTTTACACTGGCCTCCAGCGATTTAAGGTCAGCCTCGGCCCCCTTTTTATTGATTCGAGCGTCGATGACGATCTTATTCTCGGCCACGGATTCACCCCCCTAAAAGTGCGAGCAATCTTTCTTTCTCGGCTTTATCCTCTGCGCTTTCCGGCGTTCGGATTTTTATCAGTTTTTCGTTTTCTCTGGCAAACTCCAGTTCGGATTTTTCCAGCTTTTTTCCCTTTGCGCGCTTGTTCCGAATGTTCACCACTTGGGCAAATAGTCCATCCCCAATGCCCTGAAAAGCGCCTAAAAATTCCCACCAGTGCAGATACTCGCACCTCCGGCAGCTGTATCCGAGCACCTTATCCACGGCTGGCGCGATCAGCCCTGCATCCTGTTCCCAGTCCACCAAGCGAGGGGCATGCTTTGCGGAGGATTCTTCCCGGTCCGCGTTGATAAAAGCAAACGCCGCCCGGAGCGCCGCATTGGCGTCGGGCAGCGCTTGCCAGTCTGGGTACATGATTTCGAGGCAGGCGAGGTACTGCTCCTGCTGGGATAGTTCGGGGTCTGCCAGTGCGGCCAGGGCGTCGAGCACCGCCCGGAAATCAGAGCGGATTGCGAACGTCTGCCCAGCCACGTCTACGGTGGTGGGAAGCTCCCACGCGCTCACGCGTTCTGACCAGGGGCGAGACCCTTGGTTTTATCAGCGTAGACGGCGGTGCGCGTCTGCACGCGTTTCTGGCTGGCCTTGATGGCATCTTCTACTGCGTCCTGGATAAGGGGGACAATTGCCTGTAGGACTTTTTCAAAGACCATTGTGCCATCAGGCAGCAGGGCCAGCGCCGAGATGCCTTTGAAGAATACGTCCGAGGCCTTGCTGCCGAAGATGTAGTCCACCTGCGCCTTGATGGCCTGGTCGGCGTCCACAATGTCAGAAATTTGCGCGTCGTCAGTCAGGCCATCGGCTAATTTCTGGATTGCGCTGCGCGCCTCTTCCAGTCGTGCCACGATACCTACATCAGCGGGGTTGATATAAATCGTCCCCAGCTGTGTACCGTCTGCGTCAGTCACCTCGTAACTCTTCAAGCCTCTGTCAATTTTCAGTTCCATGCTGCGCCTCCTTTGGGCTCATCACTCCGCGGGAGTGAAAGTCTTGGTCAAAGTGTTGAATGTGCCTTGCGTCTTGACGCCGGTATAATGAACGTTGAAGGGGATCTGGTAGCCCGTGGTGTCACCACCATAGCTGGATACCTCGACGTAGCATTCCTCACGTACAGCAGGGAAGGTACCGGACGTCCCACTTTCCCAGAGCTTGACCTCCACGATGTCGGTTTTCAGGTCATCCAGCACCAGGTCGCCGTCGATGATGGCCTGCAGCTTTTCAAACAGGGGATCGCCCTTTTCGGCGTAGTAGGGGCTTACCTCGCCCTGTTTCTGGTAGCTGTCAATGGTGATAGAGGTCTGACCCAGGATGTTGTTCTTCTTTTCCACGTTGGCAGAGAGCTCAGGACTGTACTCCTCAAGGTCCGCGCCCAGGCGAACGTAGCTGGCCTCGCCCTCGCTGTCCTTAGCAAAGTGGGCGTTCAGGTAGTGGGCCATGTATTTGCGTTCCAGTTTCATGCTTCCAACTCCTTCGTATGGATCGTGATTTGGATCTGGTATCGTGCTGCGTTGGCATCAGCACTAGTTAAAATACCAGCGTTGCTGGCTTCGATTTTTTCCACTTCATAACCAGCAATCTGTGGATAATTGTGCGCACGCTCTGCACCCCGGAGCCAGTTGGCCAGGTTAGCGAAAAAATCCGCCGCAGCAATGTTGCCCTTGAGGGCGGCACCATAGGGGAGCTGCGCCACAAATGTGAGCTTGTAGGTGGCATGGTCAATGCCCAGAATGTCCTCCCGATGGGTTTCGCCCGCCGTGCAAAGGGTGTATTCCGTGGCCTGGCTGCCCAGGTAATTGGCATTGAACCGGTCGGTTTTATCAATCAGCGGGCACTGTGCCCGCAGCCACGCTCTGGTGGCATCAAGTGCGTTCATTCTGCGTGTCCTCCCGCGATCTGTGCAGCACCCCGGATGATTTCGTCCCCGTAGTCAGCCCAGCTGCGCTGCGCCCAGTAAGCCCCGCGCATGGGGGCACCGTTGAAGTTCCATTCCGGGTGGGACCAGATGGCCTGAATGTATGGCGTTGCATACACAATCTTGCCGGAACCGATAACGCTGTTTATGATGGCGCTGTCCTTTGCGGCACCGGTGCGGAAGGGTACATAGGGGTCCGTTACCCGGATGAAGGATGAATCCACAAACTTTTGAGCCGGGCTCATTGGCCCCAGCTGGCGCTGAATCTCCTGATCCAGCCCGGAGAGATCGATCTCGACGTCAAAATCAATGTGCATCAGTGCGCCTCTACATACCAGTGCGGATTGCGTCTCTGCCCGCGGTTGTCGTGGACGGCCAGCACGGTCAGCTGGGTGCCCTCGTAGGTGATGTGGTCACCAGGGCGCAGCGTCCACGCTGGGGCGGCAGGCGCGCTTTCCTGGAAGCCCCACTGTGCAGGGGCGATAAACGTGTCGTCAACGACAACGCCCGATTCTGGGGCCTCTGGGCGGGCCGACGTGCTGTGCCTGCAAAAGATGCGAATCTGCATCACCGAGGCGGCGCTCAGACCATCCGCATTTGCCGCTGCAATAGTCTTGGTATGTACGCTTACCCCCGATAACAGGGTAGTGACCTCTGTCTCCTCGTCCGTTTCGTTATTGCAAAACAAGCAGGACAAAAGCACAGACTTATCTGCAAGCAAGGGCATGTGTGTACCTCCAAAAGTCAGCGTCTCGCGCGGGGATGGTAGACTGCACCGGCAAGGAGCATCCAGTTGGCGCCCGGAGCACCGAGAGTCTGCCGGATAATCTGCACGCATCGGGTAACGTATTCCTTGCGGGTGTCCGAAGCGGCGGCGTAGCTTTCACTGTAGCCATCATTGCTGGAGCTGGTAACGGCCCCACTGCCGGAGCTTTCTTCTACCTGCGCCTGCTTGGTGGCCTCGCTGATCAGCAGTGCTTCGCAGTCCAGCAGGTACTTGATGCTTACAGTGTCTGCCGCAATGGCTGCCCGCCAGTGCGTGGCTTCCATGATCTGCAGCGTAGCCTGCGCTGCTGCGCGCGGAAAGTCGGATTCTGCAATGTCTGCGTATCCGTAAGCGCAATAGTCTGCATAAGTCAGCCAGCTGTCCACCATGGTGCTTCTCCTGTCTGTTAAGCGCCCAGCTTGTCGGCGCGGATTTCGATCTTGCCGATACGCACGTTCTGGTGCTCGAAGCGCAGCGCCCAGTTGGCCTCGGCGGTGAATTCAGCGTCGGTCGGGGTCTCACCGGAGATTTTATCGGCCAGGAAAGACACGCCGTTCGGGTGCAGAATCCAGCTGCGGGTGTTGTACAGAATGTCGGTACCGCCGCCCAGCTCCGGGTTGTAGTCGGTGTAATCCGGGGTGGTGACGGCAGGGGTGGCCTCCAGGAAGCAGCCCTGACCGAACAGGTAGCAATCGTAGATGGTAACTTTCTTCTTAGGCTCGGAGGCAACCTCTTCGATCACATGGCTGGTGCCACGGTCATTCACGATGACGATCAAGCCGTTGATGGTCGGCAGTTCCACTTCGCGCTGGAGCACGTTGGTAATGGTGTACTTGTTGTAGTCCACCAGGCCCATTTTCTGGTACTCAGCAAAAATCTTGGAGTGCATGACGAACAAGCCAAACTTGCGGGCAAACTCGCCCAGCGCTGCCTGCTGGCCGTCAATCAGCAGGCCAGAAGTTACGCCACCGGTGGCAGGCATGACGTGGGATGCCAGGCCGTCCAGCTGCAAGACGGCGTCTGCGGTCTTGACCAGCAGGCCCTGGCGGTACACACGCCAGTACTGGGCGGTGTGACGGGCTACAGCCTGCATGGGGTTAGCACCGGTCAGTTCGCGTACCAGCTGGTTGGCCTTCCAGGCTTTCATGCGATCCATACGGATGAAGGACTGCTTGCCGCCGGAGATCTCGACGGGGGTGTTGTTGGTGGTACCGTTGCGGACCAGAGGTGCGTCGGTGTCCGGATCCAGCGGGTTGTAGAAACGAGTGGTGCCCACCGTGCCGCCGTTATCCAGCAAGGTGGTCATGTTGGTGTCGGATGCCAGGATACCGGAAGCGATGATGCTGTCGGTGAACACGGGTTCCTGGTCCACAAAAGAGCCATAGACTTCCGGGTCAAACGGGAAGCCGCCAAAAGTGCCAGTAGGCATAGGTTATCCTCCTCAGTAAATGGTGTGTGCAGCTGCTCGGCTCTTGGCCCACAAATCGGCAAAGAGCGCGGGGTTCTTGGCTTTGAGTTCCATGCGTGCCATGTAGTCCATCATTGCAAACTCTTTGGTTGTGGGGTCGCTGCCAGATGCAGCCTTGGTGTTGTTGGGTTTGGGCACGACAACCTTGCGGGAAGTCTGCCCGTCGTCCTGCGGTTCTTCGGGAGCCTTGGCGAACCAGTGCGGCTTGGTCTGAGTTTTCAGCTTGTCCACGGCTGCGCGGATGTCAGCATCCAGATTGGAGCTGCCGCGCAGTGCCGTGTCCTGAGACAGCAGATTGATTACATCATCCGCATCGATCGCCCCCGCATCCTGCGCAGCGTTCCGGGCAAAATCGCGGAAGCGGTAATCTGCGGCCTGCTCAGCAAGCTGGGTCTGCAGCTGCTGGACCTGCTGGAGTGCGGATGCCAGGTCAGACGGTTTCTGCGTACCGAATGCGGCCAGGCCCTGCTGGGCGGCGTTCAGCTGCTGCTGGAGGGCCTCCTCGCGGCTGTGTGCGGCTGCGCTGTCCCTGCCTGCCAATGTCATGACGGCGTCTACCTGGGCTTCGCTCAAGCCCTCGATTGCTCTCAGATCTTCACGTTTCATAGGTTCCTCCCTTTGGGCTACGGCATGTTTTCCGTCCTGCCACGACGACGCCCAACCCGCCCGATTCCGCTCGGCGTCAGCGATCTTGAGATTATCGTACCATGGTTTCCGGAGGAAAATGTGACAACTTTTTTCCATGCTGTGCGTCAACCGTGTCAACCATGGCAACCGATTTCCTATAAGACCCTTACGCGTGGGTATACGTGGGCGTATCCCTTATTTATTTATTATTTATATTTTATAGTAATATTTGGTTGACATTAGTTGACAAGGGTATATTAGAACGATAACTCGTGATTTACGCGTCAACCGTGTGCGTCAACCGCGTCAACCATGGCAACCAAAAACCAAAGCCCCCGGAAGCTCAAAAACTTCCAGGGGCTTTGGTCATTTAGTGAATGGTTTTCCGTGCTCTTCCAGGTAGGCGTCCATGGCTTTTTTCAGCACTCCGCTTACGGTGTCACCGTTTTCGGTAACCACCTGTTTGGCGTGGGCGGCATAGTCTCGGTGGACCTTGCAGCCCAGAACACAGCGGTTTGCTTTTTCCCAGTCATTGCGCCATTTCTTTTGTTTTTCGGTCAGTGGCATTGTCTCACCTCCTAATCGGTATTATACCACGGTACTGCTATGGTTCAACCGTACTAAATTACACAAGGATTTCGTGTACACCTTGTGCAGTTTAGCGTCTTGCAAAGTCAGGCAACCAGAGCTAACATACACACGATCCAAGAAAAAATGACGGAGATAAACGAAAAAATGAACGAAATCCTGAATCAGAAGTTCGGCGTAGAGGTCGAGATGTACAATATCTCTCGCTCGAAAGCTGCCCAGATTGTGGCCACTACCCTGACGGAGCTGACCGGGGTATCCTGGAATTATTCGCTTCCCGGCATGCACCTGGATGAGCGAAGAATTTACCCTGTCAGCGACCCGACTCGCCACAATGTCTGGAAAATCGAATCGGATAGCTCCATCCAGGCTCGCAATGCATGGGAACGCACGGAACTGGTCAGCCCGGTTCTTACCTGGGAGCAGATGCCTTTGCTGCAGCAGATCATCCGCAACCTGCGTGCAGCAGGCGCAAGGAGCGACCCAGCGCATCAGTGCGGGGTGCATGTTCATGTTGATGGGGCAGGGCATACTGCCAGGAGCCTGCTGAACCTGACCAATATCATGGCCAGCCATGAGCAGCTGCTGATTGGTTCCATCGGCATTGCACCTGCTCGGATGCGCTGGTGCCAGACGGTAGATCAGAACTTTCTGCTGGCGGTCAATGCTCGCGCGCCTCAAAGTCTGCATGACCTGGAGGTAATCTGGTATTCGACGCAGACGGGCTATGCTCACAATGTGGGGCACTACGACCAGACCCGTTATCATATGCTGAACCTGCACAGCTTCTTTGAGGGCAAAGGCGTGGAGTTCCGGCTGTTCCAGTTCGATAACTTCAACCCGAACGCTCCGGTGGGCAAAAAAGGCGGCCTGCATGCCGGGCAGCTGAAAGCTTACGTGCAGCTTTGCCTGGCGATGAACTACCGTGCGCTGCATACCCGCGCGGCCAAGTACCAGCCCTTGCAAAGCGATAACCAGCGCTACACCATGCGCTGCTGGCTGCTGCGCCTGGGCTTCATCGGGGATGAATTTGCCACCGCCCGTGGGGTGTTCACAAACCGGCTTCCCGGCGATACGGCATGGCGCAATGGCCGCCCTAGCCAGGCCGCCGCGGAGGCGGTAGCGTAAACCCACAAAACTGAACAAAAGCAAGGGGTTAAGCTTGTGCAGCTTAGCCTCTTGTAATATGGGTGAACCAGAGTTAATATACACACGTTCCAAGGAAAATGAACGGAGGTAAATAGAAATGAACGCTCGTTATATGATGTATGTAGATGATGTTTTGCTCGGTGGTTTTGATGACTCCAGGGATTATAGAAAGGCAGCCCGCTATCTGCTTTCTACTCTCCAGAAACCGGTGTTCGTGGTGAACGTGCGTAAAGGGGTGCAGGTCAGATTTAATCTGGACGGAACCTACACCCAAATGTGGCAGGGAGGCGAAACCCTCCCGGCCATTGATTGAGCCGAAACGCCCACCTGGGCGTCCGTCGGGGCCAGCCGCCCGGCGCTGATGATGGCAGGCTGCAATGAAAGGATGGTTTTGAAATGTTAGTTGTTTTTCATGTTGACGAGGAAGGCGTCGTCTCTCGTGACCGGTGCTACCGCGCTATCTATTTCCAGGCGGATAAGCAGCTCCCAGGTGGTGGCCGCAAGGTCCGCCGTGACTTCTGGGCATCCTCGGTGCGCGAGGCCCAGACCCTAGCTCAGGAGTATGTGGATAAAAACCACTGCGCCATGAAGCTGCTGTCTGTCCATGAAAAGACCTCAAAAGGAGGATGCTGAAAATGAAATACTATCTTGCTTATGGTTCTAATCTGAACCTTACCCAGATGTTCCGACGCTGCCCGCACGCCCGTGTCATCGGGCACACGTCCCTGTCTGATATGCGGCTGGTGTTTCGCGGCTCGAAAACCGGCAGCTACCTGACGGTCGAGCCGGACGAAGCTGCCAGTGTTCCCTGCGGGGTGTTCGCCATTCAGGATGATGACGAGCTGGCGCTCGACCACTACGAAGGCTACCCGGTGTTTTACCAGAAGCAAACGCTGCACGTCCCGGAGGTCATGGCTGTCGGCACGAAGGAAGTCGTGCTGCGGGACATCGACGCCATGATCTACACCATGCCCACCGATCACCGTCTGGGGCTTCCCTCTACGTACTACTGGAAGGTCTGCAAGCAGGGCTACCGTGATTTTCACTTTGCCCTGCGCCATCTGGAAAAGGCCCTATTTGACAGCCGTGCGGGGATGGCGTAAGCTGTAACTAGGAGGTGTGTAACTATGGCAGTTTTTGACCGTATCAAGGGCGCACTGTACGGCGTGGCTGTTGGTGATGCACTCGGTGGGCCTCTGGAGTTCATGTCCCGCGAGGCTGTCCACAGGGCTTATCCTGACGGGCTGCGTGACATGGTTGGCGGTGGTTGGCTGAACTTGAAACCCGGCGAAACCACCGACGATACTGCAATGGCCCTTTGCGTGGCGGAAGGAATTGCTGCGGCAGAAACTGCCGCAAAGGATGGCAGCGCAAGCGATGATGAACTCACCCATCAGATTGGGGAGCGCTTCATCGGATGGCTGCGCAGCGATCCGCCGGATGTGGGTGCGACCTGCCGGAGCGCTATCCTCCGTGCAGACCGCAATTTGTCGAAGGGGTTAAAGCCCGCTCAGGCATGGCTGCGGGCGGCAGAATCCCTCGGCCCTAACCAGGAGGGCAACGGAGCCTTGATGCGCTGCGTATACCCCGGGCTGTGGTATCCGGACAGTGAATCCGCCGTCCATGCAGCGAGACTGCAAGCTCACCTGACCCATTCCGGACCGCAGAGCGCGGCTATCTGTGCGTGGTATGCTATGATCATCTGGATGTACACTTGTGGGGCCTTTGAACCGCTGCTATCCGATTGCCCGGTAGCTGCGGATCCCGTGTCCCGCGATTGGTCGCCCTCCGGCTATGTTGTGGATACGATGCGCGCGGTCATCCTGGCGATGCAGGAACCGACTTTTGAGCAAACTCTTGTCACTGCGGTAAATTTTGGTGGCGACGCTGATACCGTGGGGGCCATTGCTGGCGGTCTAGCAGGCGCAAAGTACGGCTTCAAAGCCATTCCTAAGCGATGGGTAGCTGCGCTTGACCCGGCACTGCATGCCGAACTGGACAAGCTGGCCAAGCTGGCCTATAGCAACCGAAAATAACAAACAAGGCCCGGAGCTTTATAGCTCCGGGCCTTTGTGCCGCGTGTAAATCAGTAGTCCCTAAATGGACACTGCTTGCAGATTTCCTGCCAGCCTTGTTTGTGTTTGAAGCGCTCCGGGATGGCCGCTTCATTGTTTCCCTGGTTTTCCATGCAATCGACAGGATCTATCCATGTGTCCACGAGGGGGCACTTAACGCGCACCGCGACACCGAATTCGTCGGGCTCATATTCAATATTCCCTAAATAAGCCATTTTGTTCAAGTGCCTCCATTAGTGCTTGTGTACTGGCATCGTATTCGGCTTTGCCATACGCTGTTCGTATTTCTTTCTTTAGCAGGTCTACGTAAGCTACACCGTTTTGGCTGTAGTAACGCTCGAAGCGCCCGTTCCATACCGTAACCGAGATCGCGGCCTGTTGAATGAACTCTTTAGCCTGTGCTTCGCTTATGTGATGCTGCCTCTCCTGATTGACATGGGTGTCGTCAAATGAAAGCTCTGCCAAGTCCAGCTCTTTGGGTGTCAGATGAATCTGTGCTTTTTGTGGCAGATTTCCTGCGGTTCGCAAATTTTCTATCAGTATAGCATTATTTTGTTCGGCCTGCAAGCGCCTTGCCGCCCATACCGCACTGCTGGCTTCGCTGCGCCCGAAGCCGGGCACGGTCTCCCGCAGCTGCTGCTTGTGTCGCCCGGTCTGCTGCAAGAAGTCGTCCAGCCTGCCCCTGGCGGCGGCCAGGCGGCCCGCTGCGGCGCTTTGCAGGTCAGCCTGATTAGTTTCCTTGGCGAGGACGTACTCGCGCTTCCAGCGCCGGATCTGGCGCTCCAGGGCGCGCTGGCGGCGATCGGCCTGCTCCTCGGTCAGCAGCTGACCGTTGTATGGAAACTTTGGGCGGTTGTATTCGTCCAGCATCTCCTGGGTGTATGCAGGCTTGCTGATCCCCGGCCAAAACGGATGCCAGTTGTGGCGGCAGTTGGCCCCGGCAAAACCGCGCACGTCGCCGTAACCGATATCATCCAGCGTCAGGTAGCCGGGCTGGCCGGAAAGGCTGACCAGTTTGCCCTGCCACCAGCTGTGGTTCGTGAAGTCGACCTGGCCGTCGCCTGTTCGGGCACCGCCGTGGGCAGTCAGCTCCATGATATCCACGTCCATGCTCTCCGCGTTATGCTGGCTGATATCCATGGCGGTCTGGTTGATGCCAGTGCGCATGGCGCGAAGCACTACGGTCTCTAGCTTATCCGTGTGACCGCTGGGGTAGGTGATCGCATCAACCCCAGAAGCCGCAAGCTCCTTGATGCTCCGGCGGACGACCTGGTCATAGCTGAACGCGCCGCTGGCTACGCTTAGATGCCCCTGATCGAGAAGTCGGCCCAGCTGTTCCTGTACAGCAACCGGTAGGTTATGGTTTCCCATTAGGGCGCGTGTCTGGGTCAGGTTGTACAGCGTATTCATGGTGCGGCGGTATCCGCTCTGCGCCAGCTGCTGGGCCACGGCGCTTGTGCCGATGCCCTCCGGCTCTGGCTGCCCTGCGGCGCGGTAGAAGCGGTTGTCCTGCTCCTCGGCTTCCAGCATGGCTTGGGCGAAAATGGCAGCTACCTGGGGTGCTGCGTCCGCCATGAGCTGCTCCATGCGCTCTGCCAGGTGTTTGCGGCTGGCACCGAGAGCCTGTGCTCGCTCGGCCTGCCACTGGGCCCCCTCGGTCATGTAGTTGGCATTGGCAATTCGGCGTGCTATGTCCAGGAGGATGTCCAGCTCCAGGTCGTCAAACGCTGCCGCGCACCGCTGGGCGTAATCCTCGACCTGCTCTGGCCTCAGCAAGGCTCCACACGGTGCTTGCCGCCCTCGATGGTAATCTTATACCCTAACCACCGTAAAGCGTCGCACGCGCCCTCATAGCGGCCCCAGGCGGTCATGCTGCGGGCAACCCCCGCATTCAGTCGGAGCTCATCGAGCTTTTCCGCTGCTCTTTTTGCCGGAGCTGGATTTTTGGTCGTTTTGGCTGCTGCCATTGGTAAGCACCCCCTGTAAAATGTCGGTCGCCATGGATTCCTGCTGAATGGCGGCAATGGCCTGCTGCGCAGTGGCTTCATCCTCGCCATAGAAATGCTGGCGGTATTCTACCTTGCTGCGCAGGCCGAGCTGGAGCTCTGACTGCCACTGCACCATTTCGGTCTGCCGATCGATGATGATGGAATCGTCCCACTTGAAAGAAATTTCAGGCGCACCTGCTCCGGCAGGCACGGTATCCAGCTGATCTGCCCAGAAGTCAAGGGCGGCAATCAACCCACGCAGTGCGTCCTCCAGCGCGGCCTGAATATCGCTGACGGTCGCGTACAGCTTTTGGCGGCTGCTGATGATTTCGGTTGCGGTCTTTTCGGTCTCGGCGACTTGGGAGAGAACGCCGAAGCTCAAGCCGCATTTACTCTCAACATGCCGCAGATACTGGTTCAGGCCACTCAGATAGTTGCCATCGCGCAGGCTGGGGGCGAAAATCTGGTAAAAGGTTCCGCCGTCTGCAATGCCCGTGTTGATGTTCATGCCGCGGAACAAACGCTGGGCATGTTCCGGAGCGCGTTCGTTGAGCGCCTGGGCGGGAACGCCAAAGCGGCGCAGGCTTTCTTCGTCGGAGATAGGGGCACCGTTTTCGCCGATGGGGACGAGGTAGTTTTCATCAACGTCTACACCAAGTTCGCCGCCCTCGTATTCCCAATCCAGGCGAGTGAACTGGACGTCGGCATCGATAATCTCCGGGATGCCTGGCGCAAAAATGGCCGCGCCCAGCTCATTGTTGGGATCCACTGTATTGACAATGGGTGTGACGAAATAACCGCAGGGCACTTTATCCAGCCCGGGCAGGTAGGCGATGGGTTCTACGTCTTTCCACTCTGGACGGGCGTCCAGCCCGATGGCGGTGCCCAGCTCGTTGTGGGTGCTTCCCATAAAAGCCAGGTTGATAACCTGTACACAGGGGTATTCTGCCGCAGCCGCAACGTCGCGGGCTTCCAGGATGTCGCGCTCCTTGTCGTGGTAGTCCTCCGGGCCGAGCAGGACGTGCATCCACTCCAGGCGGTTGTACACGTTCTTGCTATCCTGAATGCGGTTGACGAATACCACTTCCGTCAGCTCGCCGTCGGTGTTGGTGCTGATCGGGTAGATGCTGTCGGCACTTACAAAGCTCACCCCGATGTCGTTTCCGGCCTGGTAGGGCTTCCAGGCGCCGCTGCCCAGGGCCAGGGCCACGGACAGGATTCTGCGCCTGCGGGGGCTCATGACCTTTTGCATTTTGCGGTTGATCCAGTCCGCGCGCTGGCTGCCCTGGACGTTGATTTCCAGCTCCAGCGTGGTAAGCCGGGCAAGCTCTGTACAGATTGCAGCAGGCAGGCCCAGGGCTTTGGTATCCGGGTTCTGGTCGCAGGCTTCTCCCTTGATGGCCACGCGGTACCAGTTCTCGATGGCGGCCTGCTGCTTGTCGGTCATGAGGGTCTGCACGCCGAGCTCTTGTTCAATCTGGTTAAAGTCAATCATGCGTTTCGCACTCCTCGTTTCTGCCATATCGGTTCCATGGCGTAGCGTACCATGTCGATGCTGTGGTTGTCCGCGTCGATGTAGGTGTTTTGGACTTCCTGGGTTTTCTTATCGATGGGATACTCGTACTCGCTGAATTCCCGCGCGGTATGCGGGCAGCGCACGGGGTCAATGACAATTTTGGCGCGGCTTTGCAGCCATTTCATGCCGTCCGTTACGCTGGTACCGCCATGGGCGCTGTACTTATGGCAGCCGCGCAGACCGCGAAAGCCCAGGTCCCGCAGGGTTGCAATGCTTTTGTTGCCTGCGCTGTCAGCAATGATTTCCTTGTTCTTCCACGGTTCCAGAACGCGGGCCAGGTCTTCATCCTTTTCGCGGGTGGCTCGGTGCTCGGCAAAAATGTACAGGGTCCGCTTGGGGCTGCTGTAGGCCATCTCGCCGAAGTGGTTCGGGTCCGGGTACCAGCCCCAGTCCAGGCCGCAGTAGGTCCGGTCAAACTGCGAGATTTCTTCGCGCGAAATTTCCCGGATTTCCAGGTTATCAAATACCTGTGTGCCGCACCCCACCACCTCGCCCAGGTATTCATGCGCGTAGGCGATGGGGTCCCGCTGTTTTAGGACCTCGGCTTCGTCAAAGAACTTCGGACCCAGCCAGTCTGCGGGGGTGGTCAGGTAGGTGGTATGATGCCGGAACTGCCGGGGCTTGGGCTCCCGCTTGTAGCGGTTGACCCAATGGCGGGCCATAGCAGGGGAGTTGAAGGTCTTGAAGGCAAAGGCGAAGGGGCCGCCGCGGAATACAGACTGTTCGACGTTTCGGATTTCTTCCTCTCCGTCGTACTGGTCGAATTCCTCAAAGTGGGCCACGCCAAAGTAGCCAAACGGTGCGGCCAGGGATTTCAGCTTGCCGGGGTCGTCCAGGCCGTAGAACTGGATGGTCTGCCCGGTGGGCAGGTACTCCAGGGTGTAGGGCTTCTTGGTCTGCTTCCAGAGGTGGCGGATGCCCATGCGGTCAATGACGCGGTTGTATTCCGGCCAGACGGAGGTCACGATGGTGTTGGCAACCTTACGCAGGACGATGCCGTGGATGTCCGGCACCCGCATAATGAGCAGGATGTGCTCGGTTGCGGCAAAGGTGGACTTGAGCGAACCACGCCCGCCGTCGCCTAGGTACTCGGTGTAATTGCCACTCCATACCGCGGTGTGGGCAGCGTAGTACTCAGGAATGATCAGGCTGGTCAGCCGTACCTCCGGATTGCTGCTGATCGGCAGTGTCCGGCGGTTTCGTTGCTGGTATGTCATCGATGAATACCACCTTTCCGCTCATGCCCCGCAGCTCTGGGTGCTCACTCCAGCGATCAGGGCACTTATTTTTGAGATAAAAACAGATCGCGCCCAGGTCGCCCTTGGATGCTTTCTGAAAAAGCGCGTTCTCCACGATGGCGATGGAGGCTTCCCGACCATTGTTGAACGCAACCCCGATGGTAGCCGGGTACTTGGCAATCCAGCGCCGCAAGGTTCGTGGGGCGATGGGCACGCCGCGCAGACGTTCCATATTGGTGCAGATTTCTTCCTGCGATAACCCCTGCTGCGCCCAGCTCTGGAGGAGCAGAAGGCCCGTGGGGTCAGTCCAGTCCTCGGCCTTTGGGCGTTTTTTCGGCAATGCTCACACCTCCTCCGTAGCGGCGTTCTGTGGGGTCTTAGTGTTTCTGTGGGTAACTTGTCGCATCAGTTCAGTTTGACCGCCTCACGGCCCGTGAACTGCTGCCAGCGGTCGATGATGACGTCGGCGTACTGCGGGTCAAACTCCATCGTAAAGCAGCGGCGGTTCATCTGCTCGCAGGCGATCAGCGTGCTGCCACTGCCGCCGAACAAGTCCAGAACGATTTGTCCAGGCTTGGAGCTGTTCTTGATGAGGTGGCCGACCAGGGGCACCGGCTTCATGGTGGGGTGCTCTTTGTTGGCGGCGGGCTTGTCGTAGCGCAGCACGGTCGTCTGCTCCTTTTGCAGGTATTCCTGCACACGTGTGGCCCATGCCAGCAGATCCTCTTTCTTCATCTTCTTGAGGTCCTCCGGCTTGGCGTCATCAATGACAGTGGTGTTGGTGCGGTCGTTGATGAAGTAATGGCCTGCACCCGGCTTCCAGCCATACAGGCAGGGTTCGTGCTGGTACTGGTAGTCGGCGCGGCCCAGCACCAGGCTGTTCTTGACCCAGATCAGGCAGCCGTGCAGCTCCCAGCCTGCCTCCCGGAACATGGCACGGAAGGCTTCGCCCTCGGTGTCTGCGTGGAAGATGTACGCGGCTGCGCCGGTGCGGCAGGCATCGTAAGCGCAGCAATATGCCTGGAGCAGAAATTGCCGGAACTGGCTTTCGTCCATACTGTCGTTCTGGATTTTCTTGCCGTTGCTGCCCTCGTAGTCCACGTTGTAGGGCGGGTCGGTGACCAGCAGATCCGCCTGTTCGCTGCCCATGAGCGCGTTGACGTACCGAGGGTCGGTGCTGTCGCCGACCATCAGGCGGTGGTTGCCCAGCTGCCAGATGTCGCCAACGCGGCAGGTGGGCTCCTCCGGCAGCTCCATGTCGTAGTCGTCATCCTCGGCGTCACCGTCCACCTGCTGTACAGCAACGTTCAGGCCAAAATCGGCGAAGTCATAGTCCAGGCCCTGGATCTCTGCGTTCAGCAGGGGAATGTCCCAGACCGCTACCTCACCGGTGGAATTGTCGGCCACGCGGTATGCCTTGACCTGGTCAGGGGTAAGGTTGGCCGCCACCACGACCGGAACCTCTTTCAGCTTGAGCATCTTGGCGGCCTTGTAGCGGGTGTGCCCGACGATGATCACGCCGTCCTTGTCCACTACGATAGGCTGCTGAAAGCCAAATTCTTTGATGCTGTTGGCTACCGGCTTGACTGCCGCGGTGTTGTTGCGCGGGTTGTTCTTGTAGGGGTGTACGTCACCAATTTTCCAGGTTTGAACTTCCATGTTTTGTCCTCCGCTTATAGGTTCTCCCTCTATCGTACCATGGTTTCAAGCATCAAATGTGACGGGATTTTTTGGCATAAAAAAGCGGCCCCGTGGGAAAGGGAGGCCGAAAACCACGGGGCCATAAAACGGAGGTGCAGGGCGCAAAAATGAAAAATCACCCGGCGGTATTATCATACCATCCGGGTGAGTGGAGAATGTGACAGGTTTATTTGGTTTTCTTCTTAGCCTTTGCGGCGGGCTTCTTTTTCTTGGTTTTGGAGCCGAACAAATCCGGGTACAGCTTGGCAAGATCTGCTTTGCTGGGGCCCTCGCCCTTCATCCGCACGTTAGCTTCGAACTCTGCACGGGTAGGTTTGTGGTTCATTCTTCATCCTCCTGCTTGTTGAAAAGCTGCGCACAGGCCTCCTCATAGGGGAGGTTGCGACGGCGTACACGCTCGCTGAATTCGGGAATGTCAGAGAGCGTCATCCCCGGTTGGCTCATTTTCTGGTTGCAAATGTCGATAATCTGCATGTCTGTCAGCGAGCGGAAGTAACGCTCCTGCCCCTCTTGGGTTTTGGCGATTTCGTCTTCTGTCATCCCTTGTGCGCTCAGCGCTTTCAGGCGAGAAAGCAAATCATTATCGCTGATTTCGCAAAGAGGTCTATACAAATCCATTACTTTTTCCTCCGTAGGTTTTCTTCAACGTCAAGGTAGACAACCGTGGCACCGTGGTTGTTCTTGGTCCAGGTGGCTTTTTTAATGCTGAATCCTCGACGATTGATCGAGGAGGGCAGTAAAACCTCATGCTCACTAGAAATCTTTGACAGGTGTCTGAAAGGCACACCAGAAATGTTTTTGCCCGGAGCCTCGCGGAGAATGACGGAGATGAAATCGCCGTGGTTTGCAGTTAAACCTGAAAATTCACGGGCTACCTCTGGGTTGCTGGACATACTGGTGACGCCCTTTTCGGTCCAGGTGCCATTTGATATTAGGTTCTTTAGGGCTTTTTCGCCGTTGCCCCATTTAACTCCACGGTAAATTGCGCCCTTGTAGATAGGGGCGTTCTTTCCGCTCAGCACCCGGTCAATGAGCTCGATTTCTCTCGCTACTTTTGGGCTGTTGTCGGGGTTGTTGTTATGAATTGCGTGGAAGCCCAGCTCTGAGTAATGCTCCAGCGCTTTAACCGCTGCTGTCTGTTCTGCATCGGTCAGTCCGGGGCAGGCCATTCTTACCCAGGCGCGTTTTTGTTTACCTGTCAGCTCGTGGTCGGCAATGTGGGTGGTTGTTTCCGGGTGGTTCCGCAGTGCGGCTTCCTCCGCTTGCGTTGCGGTAGCCGCCCGCATGCCCTGCTGTGCTCCCAGTGACCCTCTGCCCATGATCGACCCTCCCAGTTAGTTACTGGGTTCATCGTATCATGGTTTTTAGGGGCAAATGTGACAAGTTTATCCGAGCTCTTTGGTGAATGCCTGGTACTCGCGCTCGCCGTAGCAGTAGACGCGGATGTCGGTCAGGCTCTTGGCGGGGAAGGTGCGCAGGGTATCCGCTGCAATCTTCACTGCTTCATTCAGCGGGTAGCCGTAGATGCCAGTACTGATGGAGCAGAACCCGATGCTGTGCAGGCCCAGTTCCTCTGCCCGTTCCAGACAGCTGCGATAGGCGCTGCGCAGGAGTTCTGCGTCTTTCGTTGCGCCTGAATAAATCGGGCCGACCGTGTGAATGACGTACTTGGCTTTGAGCCGGAACCCTGGGGTGACGACGGCATGCCCGGTGGGACACCCGCCGATGCGGTCGCAGGCGCGCTGCATGTCATCCCAGCCGGCCTCGGTGAAAATGGCACCGCATACCCCGCTGCCGCCAGCCAGCCGCGCGTTGGCGGCGTTCACGATGGCGTCGGTGTCGGCGTACACTACGCTACCGCGCAGGACGCTGATTTTTGCCATGTGCTTCACTTCGCTTTCTTTGGGAACCGCTGCGGGTTCACCAGACTGGCTTCACTATACCACGTTCTGGCGGACAAGTCAATCTTGCGCACAGTTACGTCTGTTTTTATCCGCCTGCGCCAGCTTCCCGGCGTACTGCTTGGTCAGGAACCTCGCACCCATCATCGTGTGCGGGAAGTTCTTGTACTGGATGCCTGCGTCCTTGCACACCTGCTCGATGTCCGGTGTGAGCTTGCCATACACCAGCAGGCCGGTGGGCTGCTTTTGGCGGAAAAGCTCGCGTACGCCATCCATGAAGTAGCCGTACAGCTCCCGGCCCTTGACGCAGCCTACCGTGCTGATTGCCACGGTGCTGTGCTCCGGCAGTCCCTCAAAGGTCCAGGCAAAGCTTGCTTTGTCTGCCCAGCTGGCACTGGGGATCACGTTCAGCCCGCGTGCCTGCCACCAGGCCCCCAGCAGCTGGTTGCGGTAGTGGTTCCATTTCTGGAGTGGCTCCGGGAAATCCAGGTACATGGAGAAGTCCGGCTCGACCACGAAGGCGAATTGCTCCAGCAGTTCCAGGTACACCTCCGGCTTTGTCCAGATCCGTTCAAACTGGTAATCGTCACTGTAAAAGTGCAGGCCCTGCGCTTCCCGGAAGTCGCAGCTGAGTGCGTCCTTAAACCGCACCATGGTATCCACGCCCTCCGGCCATGGGGCCGCCTGCATCTTGGCAAATCCGCCCGGTGTGAGCTCGACCTCCGGCAGCAGGTGCCAGTTCACCAGCGTGGCGGTCCTGAACCGCCCGTTGTCCTTGCCTCCGTTTGCCATGAGTGCTCTCCTCCGTAAATCTCAAAGCACCCGGCAGGTTACGCACCGTTGGTAGGCTCGCCGGGTTTCGTTATCAAAACGCCCGGCGGTTGCGCATCGTTGAGAGGCTGCCGGGAGAGTGGCCCGCCATGGTACGCTTGGGTGAGTGGGGAGTGCTCTGCCAGAGGCGTGGTCGGGCCTATGGTTCTATCGTATCATGTTTTTCGTGGTCAAATGTGACAGAATTAAGCCCTCTGTGGGCGATCTGGCAGACCGTGTTCGGCGTGTTGTCCCCGCCGATGATGAGGGCCACCTGCACCCAGCTGCGTTTGCCCGGCCCCAGAAAAGCGCAGCGGAGGACCCGTTGCGTCAGCGGGTCCTCTATGCCATCAATAATTTTGCGGCGACGCACTCGGCTTAACCGCCGGAACTGGCGTATTGTCACGCGTCCTCACCTCCATGCGTATGATCCATGTAGATTTTCGGTTCGTCGTCCTCTTCCAGGTGGGCAGCAGCTTTCCCGGCGCAGACCCCGGCGGTGTAGGCGGCAGACAGCAGCGCAGCCAGAATGGCGCTGCCAATGACGGAGAGCAGGATATCCATCAATCACCACCACCTTTCTCTGTGGGTGCGTTGCGTGGGTGACGCGTCTCCTCTGCCAGAGCCTTAATGCCCTGAATCAACCCCTGCTGGCAGGCGCTCTTGCTCTCCAGCGCTCTGGCTACCAATTCATCCGCACCGTTCTTGACCAGCAGCCGATGGATGATGACGGGGTGCTGCTGCCCCTGTCTGTACAGCCGCGCGTTGCCTTGCTCGTACAGCTCCAGGTTCCACGGCAGGCTGTACCAGATCAGGTGGTGCCCGCCATCCTGGAGGTTCAGCCCGTAGGCGCAGCTGGCAGGCTGGGCCAGCAGTATGTCCAGCTCTCCGTGGTTCCAGGCATCAGCTTCCTCACGGCCTGCCAGCACGGCGAATCTGAGGCCCTTCTCGCGCGTTTTCAGCGCTGCCTGTAAAAGTTCCCGGTCAAAGTCAAAACCGTAAAAAACGAGGGCTTTCTGCCCGTCCAGCGCGTCGATGAGCTCCATGAACGCATCCAGCTTGCAGTGGTTCAGCTGATGAACCTGCTTTTCTGCATCGTACATTGCGCCGTTGCACAACTGGAGCAGCTTGCCGGTCAGGGTGGCCGCCTGCATCGCGGTGATGGTTTCGCTGTCCACTTCCAGTAGCTTGGCGGTCTGCATCTCCTGGTAGGTCTGCCAGTCCTTGTCGGGGAAGACCACCGGGATATCCTCAATGATTTTGTCCGGCAGGTGCAAGTGGTCGGCTGCCTGGATGCTGATTGCAATGTCCGCCAGCTTTGCCTGGATGACCTCCTCGGCACCTTTGCGGGGCCGCCAGCTGTACACCTGCATCCCGTTGCGCTTATCCGGCTGAAAGTAATTGTCCCGGTACTGGGTGAAGCGCTGGCCCAGCCGCTGCCCCTGGTCCAGCAAGTACACCTGCGCCCACAAGTCCATGTAGTCTTTCGGCGCGGGGGTGCCAGTGAGCTCCACCACCCGGTGGATGAATGGCCGAACCTTGCGCAGGGCTTTGAACCGCTGCGTGCTGTGGTGCTTGAAGCTCGACGCTTCATCCAGGACTACCATGTCAAAGGGCCATCGCCTGCCGTATCGCGTTGCCAGCCAGGCGACGCTGTCCCGATTGGTTATGTAGATGTCGGCTCTTTTTAACAAGGCCCGCTCGCGCTGCTGTGCTGTCCCCAGTACTGTGCTTGTCCGCAGCCATTGCAGGTGTTCCCATTTCTTGATTTCGTCCTGCCAGGTTGCTTCCGCCACTTTCTTGGGGGCAACAATCAGCACTTTGCTGACCTCGCCCAGCTGCAGCAGCGTGGCTATGGCGGTTAGGGTGACCACCGTCTTGCCCAGGCCCATTTCCAGCCAAAGCGCCACGCCGGGGCGCTCAATGACCGCGTTGATGCAGTCCTGCTGGTAAGGGTGGGGGATAAAGCTATTCACGCTGGCTAACCTCCTTTCCGGTGCGCAGCCTTGATAGATTGCCAAGGTACTGCGCCAGCGCTTTGGCATCCTCCGTGGTGTTGATCTCGCACCAGTGAAAGTCCATCCGGTCCAGCTCTTTGCCCCAGAACTCTTGCAGGCTGCCATCCTTGACGTGCCTGCCGGGAGCCTTGAGCTCCACAAAGGCAATCACCCCACCGGGTAGCAGGCAGATTCGGTCAGGCACCCCTGCTGTGCCTGGTGAAACGAATTTCAGACACCATCCGCCTTTCTTCTTGATGTCCTCCCGGAGCGCTCGCTCTATGACGTTTTCTCGCATGTGTTTTTCTTTCTCCCTCGGTATTTTGTCAACCGTGGCAACCGATTTCCCTAATAGACCCTATACGTGTGTATACGCGGGTATAATCCTTCTTTATTTATTATTTATATTTTATAGTAATATTTAGTTGACATAGTTGACATAGTAATATAATAACGATAAATCGTAAAATTTGCGTCAACCGAGTACGTCAACCGCGTCAACCATGTCAACCAACTTTTGCCCCCTCAGCGTCAACCGACGGGATATGGATTTTTGTGCCATGCTTTCTGCCTGCCGTAAGGCGCAAAGCGCTGTACCGTGTTGGTTTTCTCCCACTCTGGCAGGGCCTCCAGGCTGGCCGTGATGCGTCTTTGCTCCCGTGTGGTGATTCGTTCGATCCGACCGTTTAAGCATTCCTCCCAGATTTCTGCCACGCAGGTATAATCTCTCGGTGCCGTGTTGATCGAAGCCTTGTCCACGAGAGTACCTGCATACCACTGCTCACGCCTCTCGGCATTCCATCCGGTGCGCCAATCGACGGGCACCTCGGCTTCCAGAAAAGCCTGAATTTTGGCCTGCCAGGGGTCGGCTTCCATGTGTTCCTGTTGCACTTCCTGCGCCTGTTCGACCTGCTCGCCTTTAAAGTACAGCGGCTCGCCCTGCCGGTAAAGCTCGACTGCCTCCGCCCAGATCTGGTCCACGGCGGTCTGCGGCAGCCAGTGGTCCTCGCCCAGAACCTTGATGTCGTACTCTGGGGTGTGCTTGTAGGTATCAATGGGCCAGAATCGGCGGTTGCCTGTCGGGTCGCGCAGGAATTCGATCTTGTTGCTGGTGCCAAAGAAAATGCACCGGCGTGGGTAATTGACTGTATTCCGGCCATAACTGGGGCGGTAGACGTCTTCGCGCTGGCTGATGAACTGCTTGGCGGCTTCATTCTCGCTCTTGTCCAGCGCTGTCAGCTCGCCCAGCTCCACCAGCCAAACCCCGCGGATGCTCTCTCTGGCGTCCTTGGTTCCGAAGCAAGTAAGACTGTCAGAGAACCATTTTTGCCCCAAATGGGCCACTAAAGTGCTTTTACCGATCCCTTGAGGGCCCGAAAAGATAACTACTTGGTCGTATTTTGCCCCTGGATGGAACGCTCTGGTCACGGCTGCGGCCAGGCATTTGCGGGCCACGGCGCGGGTGTAGGGGGTGTCCTCTGCGCCCAGGTAGTCAATGAACAAGGTTTCCACGCGGGGGATTCCATCCCAGCGCAGGCTGTTGAGGTAATCAACCACCGGGTCCCGAGCTGCCGCTGACGCTTCCAGCGCGATGGCGTCCGCAATCTTGGCCGTGCCGGTGAGATGGTGCACACTCTCAAAGTACCACCGCAGCCCGGCATCGTCGTTGTCCGTCCACCAGCGTTCCTCGGCGTTCTTGTCCCAGGGCAGGGGACCGGTGCATTTGCGTCTCTGGGCAAACAAATCATCCCAGACCTTGCCTGCCAGCAACGGGTCATTGTGGATCAGCAATCGCATGTTCTGGCTGGTGCAGAGCAGCTGGCCTTTGGCGTTTACCTCCAGCCTGCTGTGCCAATCCTCCGCCTCGTCATCTTCCGCCGGCGTGAATCCCTCCATGGCATGTTGGAGATTTTCCTCGGATAGCGTGCCGTAGACGACCGGATCGTGCATGGCCAGTTCAGCCATAGCAGCGTAGCTGGGCAGCCGGGTCACGGGGGTATCCGGCTGCGCGTCGAGGTCTTGCTCGCCAAACAAATGGATACGGACCAGGTCCCAGGCATTAACCAGCTTGCCGCCCGCGGGATCTGTGCTGTGGTGGCTGTACAGGAATTTGCCGTCATCGTACAGAATCGCGCCGCCGGTGGTGCTGCCTTTGGTGTAGGTGTACCGCCCGGAGGAGGCTTCGGCGTAGGTGTCCGGCAGAAACTTGTCCATCGCCGCAGGCACGTCGTAAACCCGGCAGAAAGCCCCCACCAGGCCTTGTTTCTGGGTGGGGTCGGCCTGCTTGCCGCCTGGCCGCTTTGGCGTGCGCTCAGAGGGGCACAGGGGCCAAGTGGCGGCATCGTGCCAGTCCGCGTAGGTAGCGAGCAGGGCATCCGCAGGCAACGCCTTGCCCTGGCTGGCGCCGAGAAAGACCGTTTCACTGTCACTGCTGGCGCTTGGCCAGTACATAAGGCGCTCAGCTTCAAAGGTTGTCGGGTCCAGTGTGCTCATCAGCGGGTCGATGGTCTGCGCCGCTGCTCTGGCAATGGGCTGGTATTCATCGGCGCTGACCGGGCGGTCGATGGGAATGATGACCCGGATGCGCGGGTGCTGCGGGCTGTGCTTGCGGGTGCTGTAGATCAGGTAGTCGCAGCCGAGCCCCGCCACGGTCTGGCACAGCTCCTCTGTGGTGCCACTGGGGGCGTTATCGATATCCAGGGTTACCATGCTGCGCGTCTGGCAGCAGCCGCGCTTGCGGCGGCCCTCTGCCAAGGCAGCGGCCACAAAGCCGCCGTTGTCCTTGAGCAGGTCCTGCTTGGAGCGGGGCATGGCCATGTACTCTGCATGGGTCTCGGTGCCCACGGTGCGATGCCTGCGGGCCTCCTCGATGAACCGTGGCCAGGTCCAGTCCACCTGCTTCCATACTTTATCTGTTCGGCTTGTGCCGATGCTCAATCGCATGCTGTGTTCCTCCTATAACGGCTCTGTGGTCTCCGGTACATCTACCCCTGCGTCATCCAGCAGTGTCTTGGCCCAGAGATCCGCCAGCTGTTCTGTGCGATAGGCGGCGAATTTCTCGGTGACCACCGGGATGGCACCCTTAATTCGGCGCATGGTTCGCGGGGCTAGGCCAATCTGCCAGCATGCCAGCAAGACAATGTACAGGCACCGCGTGGCGATGTCCTGCCGTTCGTGCTCGACTGCTTTCTGGCCGATAGCCTCCAGTTCGTCCCGGGTTTTCCGGTTCACTGGGATGTGTGCTCTCATTGCGGGGTCACCTCCATGGCATCAAAGCGGAAGGGGAAGTCTTCAAAGTGGGGCCAGGGCTTATCGGTATTATCTGGGTCAGTTGCAGCGTTCCAGCGCTCAATGGCCTGTGCCTTGGTGGTGCCCAGGTGTCCGGCCCGCCCGCAGCGGGTGCAGGCGACCAGGTATCCCTTGGTAAGTACAGGGTGTACCCAGTTCAGCAAAGGGCCGGCTGTTTGGCCGCAGATGCAAGGATGGATTTCAGGAAGTTTCGTCATTTTACAGTTCCTCCCACTCATAGCGGCCCTTGCCGGAGTTGCGCCACTGGCCCAGTCCGCGCTTGGTGCCGTAGTTCAGGCATTCGCGCACCATAGCTTCCAGGCCGGGGTCCAGGCACTCGATTTCAAACTCTGCCGTTGACCCGGCAGGTACGCTCTCGCTCTTGGCGATGCTGACACGCTCGCCCTGCGGGGTGCTGGCCCGGAGCGGGCGCTCGCAGTAGCCCATCTTGAGGCCGTGAAGGTCGTAGGGAATCTCGCGGGGGTACACAAAAATCAGGCCGTCGATGGCTTTTTTGTAGGCTTTCAGGCCCGCGCAGGCCTTGCCGCCGGGGTACCCCGCCTTGCCAGCTGCCGCCAGCGCCTTGCAGGAATCCTTGAGCATGCCTTTGATCTGGTAGTCGTAGATGAACGGTGTACCGTCCGCCTGCTTGGGGAATACTGTGATGCGGTCCTCTGCGTTCTGGGCCTTGATGTTGTCGATTTCTTCCGAGGTAAGGTCCTCCGTGGGGGCCTTGCTGGCGATGTAAGTGCCCATCAGATCCTCATTGCTGGGGCTGCTGCCCAGGGCTTCTTCTAACAATTTAATACGTACTTTCATTTTTATTTGTCTCCTTTTTTTTGTAAGATCGGTTGCTATTCAGTTCCAGTGCGTTGTACAGCACTTCTTCGCCACGGCTTTGCCCTGCTTCGCCTTTGCTATGCAGCCCTTGCCCTTGCCTTTCTGTGCCAATCCGGCGCGTCGCGGTGCCTGGGCAGGCATGGCATTTCCCATGCAAATCCTGGCATATCTATGCCTTAGCCGCACAGGGCTTTGCTTTTCCGGCGCGTTGCGGGTACAAGCATTGCCGCAGCCATGCGGCGTACTGCATATCCCTTGCCCTGCTGCTCCAGACTTCGCCGTAGCCATGGATGTCATTGCCATTCCGGTGCGGAACGTCGCGCTGCTATTCCGGGGCATTTCATTGCTTTGCACTGCCCCGCTTTGCCCTCACTAAGCGAACGGTGCCACTGCCATGTACTGCTTTGCCCAAGCGCGGCGTGGCTCTGCCGCTGCGTCTCGAAGCATAGTCTTTTCGGCGCTTATCCGCTCGGACCATTGCCTGCGCCGTTCAGTCCTTGGTGAAGAACTGTCCGACCCAGCCCTCTGCATTGAGGGGCAGGCCCTTTGCCCAGGGCGCAGGCTGGCTCATAATGGTTCGGATGCGTTGGAGATCAGCTTCCGGGTTTTCGGTGCCGTGTTCCACCACCACTTCATCGTGAATATGGAAGACTACCTTGTACCCAGCCGCTTTCAAGTTGTCGAGGGCAAACTCTAAGCAGTCCCTGCCGATGGCCTGTGTCAGGTTCTCGGTCAGCTTGCCGCCGTAGGTTTCGCTGTCCTGCCAGCCTGCGTTGGTCTGTTCGCGGTAGTGGATGTGCCCGTCATCGGTGATCTTGGGGTCAGCGTAGTACAGTTTGCGCCCGCTTGGCAGGCTCATGGTCAAAAAAGGGAAGGGGACGGTAGTGCTTGCTTCCATGCGAAAGGACACGCCGGGTATGACGGCCCATCCGCGCTTGTTATTGATCGCCAGCCGTGCTGCGTCTTCCATGCTGCGCCAGAGATTTACAATTTTTGGGTTCTGCTGCCGCCAGCGGTTGACCATATCCTGGATTTCTTCATCCGGCAGGTCTTTCAGCGCGCCGCTGGTATCCATCCGGCGCATGGCACCCACCCCGCCCTGGTAGCCCAGGGCCAGGGTGGCAACCTTGCCGCGCTGCCGGTAGCTGTAGTTCGGCTTGCCTTTGACGATGGTCTCCACCGGAATACCGAACATTTTTGCCGCTGTGGTCTCGTAAATCTTGCCGGTCGTCCTGAAAACGTCCAGCACCCATTCCTCGCCAGCTTCCCAGGCAATCAGCCGGGCTTCGATGGCGGAGAAGTCTGCGTCGATGAATACCTTGCCCGGCTCTGGAATCAGCGCGGTGCGGATCATCTGGCTCAGTACGTCGCTGACGTCGCCGTAGATCATCTCCAGCGCGGTCAGGTTCTTGGCCTTGATGAGCTCGCGCACTTCATCCTGGTGCTTGAGGTAAGTCCGGGGCAGGTTTTGCACTTGGAGCAGTCTGCCTGCCCAGCGTCCGGTCCGCGTTGCGCCGTAGAACTGCAGCGTTCCGCGGATGCGCCCGTCGGGGCCTGTGGCCGCCTGGATGGCATCGTATTTCTTGAGGGATGATTTCCCCAGGGCTTGCCGAAGCTCCAAAACCCGGCGCACGTTCGCGGGCTGGGAGGCTTTCAGGGCTTCGGCTACCGTGGCTTTTTGCAGATCTGGCAGCTTTGCGCCGCTGTCTTCCAGCCAGCCCAGGAGCTGCGCGGGGCTGTTGGGGTTGCCCAGGTTGGTGATCTGCTTGGCTTCCTGGTACAGCTCAGAACTGTACTGGGCACCACACCAAAGCGCGCCGCTGGTCAGCTCACGGTCGGTGGCAATCCCGCGGCTGTTCATCCGCACGTCGTCCCGCCACTGCCGCCAGATGAAATCCGGCACCTTGAAAGGCTCCAGCAGGTGGTCAATGTGTCTTTCAGTCTCAACGTCGCGGATATTGTACTGTCTGAAAATCTGCCACTTGGCGGGGTCGTAACTTGGCAGGTTACGGATGCGGCCACCGTTGGCCTTGGTTGGCTTGCAGGGGCAGCAGAAGTAACGGATCAGGGCCTTGCCCTCCCGCATCTTGGCTTTGTCGTCGGGCAGCTGGAGGGCTTTGCCTGCGTCTTTCAGGCTGGCGGGCAGGCCGCAGTACATGGCGTGAACCATGCTGTCTTCCCACTGCTCCAGCCAATCTTCACGCTGCTGTTGGGTCAGGTGGAAGTATTCGCTTAAGCACCACCATTCAAAGGCGGCGTTCCAGGCCCGCTTGGTGTAGCGGGGGTCGAAGAATATGTTCTGGAGATTTTTCAGTTCGAACCAGCTTTCCGCGTAGGCGGGGTCGTAAATCCGCACCTTGCCATCGTCCACGGCAAGGCTGCAAAGCAGAATTTCAAAGTCCGGGTCCTGCGCGTAGCGGTATGCTCCTACCTTGCCGATGTCCTGGGGACTGTAAGTTTCCAAGTCCACCGTAAGAATCATAAAGATGTACCTCCGTGCCGGGTATCAGCCCAGCATATCCTCGACCTCAGGGGGGAGGGGCTCGAAGCCGTCCAGACCAGTGTCACCACCCAGGCGCGGTCCATCCTTGGTTTTCTGGATGGCTACCAAGCCTGCCGAGATGCCCTTGCCGCCTTTGGGGTTGTTGTAGGCATAGATGCTCACCTTGACGTTGGCGTAGCAGCCGCTGTACACTTCGTCGCGGTCCATGCAGGGGTTGCAGCTCTGATCTACAATCTGCGGGCGGTGGTCCGCGTTGGCCTTGGCATTCAGGAACCAGCAGCCTGCGTAGTTGGAATCGCCGCCCTTGGTTGGGTCGGTATCGCCGTCGCGCAGCAGCGGGTGGGCATAGCTGACCGGCTTCTTGCCGCCCCACTTGGTGCCTACCGCTTCGGCCTCGATCTTTGCCATCATGGCCTGGATGCGCTGGACGGTTGCGGTATCGGATTTGGGAATCAGCAGGCAGCAGCTGTACTGCATCTTGTCGCCCTCCATGCTCTGGCGGGCTTCCCAAATGTTGGCGTAAGAAAGACGGCAGGGGATAATGATTTCGTTAGCGTTCATAGTGTGTTCCTTCCTTTTTAAATAAGCGTAGTGTGGGTTTCTGGGGTTTTTGAACCCCTCAGGGATGGGTTTGATTTCATAACGCCATTTGCGCCAGTTGATGCAGGCTTTTCTGAAAGCTCGCTCTGCTTTGCGTGGTGTTTCGGCGGCAATGCCAAAAACGAAGCGCTTTTCCATGCTGTTCCAGACGCCGTAGGTCACGTTTGCTTCTCCTCGGTATCCTCTCCAAACTCCTGATAGAAGCCGTGGAGAACGCTCTTTGCTTCCCGGAGGCCTTCACGGTAAGCATCACCGCATTTGGGGCCTCGGATGGTTCCGTATGGGTTGTGGCAGAGCTTGTTGGTCAGCCGCTTTTGCAGCATTTCGTATTCCTGTTTGGTCATTCCTTGATCACCTCGAATCCCTCCGCCGCATCATACGCGGGGCGTTTGTCGCTCTCGGGGGCCAGCGTGGGCTTGCCCTTGGGCTTCTCCACCCAGGTGCCGCAGACCTCGGCAAAGCGTTTCTTGCCCAGCAGCTTCTCTGCTGCCGTCAGGCTGATAGGGCTGCGCTCGTACAGCATCGCCTCGCTGATGCCATCGGCCTCGATGGCCTTAAAGGCGGCATCCTGGTCGGTGAACCGGCGAGTGCTGCGTCCCTCGACCAGCTTCCAGCCGGGGACTGAGTGTCCCTGCTGCAGCTGCTTTTGGGCGTACTCCTCCAGACATTTCACATACTCCGCAATACCCTGTGCCGCGATCAGCCACATTCCGACCTCCTCGTCAGTCAGCAGGCGCGGGTCTCTGGCCTCGGGAGTCTGGGTCATGAAGTCGGCCAGCGGGCCGTACTTGTCTTTCCAGGCGCGGCACTGGGGCTTTGCTCTGCACCACCGGCATTGCTTTTCGCCGGGGTTCAGCTCGCCCTTGCCCTCCCACGCCAGCTTGGCGGTGGGTCTGAGCGTGCTTTCTGCCCAGTCGAGCAGCTGGTCTGCTGGAATCTCCCAGGTCTCCGGCTCGCTCTGGATGCGGGGCTGCACGATGGTCATGCGCACGGTCTGGATGTCGTCGGTGCTCTGGAAGAGCTGCCATGCCCCCAAGGCGTACAGCATCATCTGGGTGTTCTCCTCCGGGCTGACCGGAACCCCTGCGCCGTACTTGAAATCCACTACATGGAGCAGGCCGTCGCCGATCAGCAGGCAGTCGCAGGTGCCGAAGCACTCCGGGACCCAGCGGGTCATCTTGACGTGCTGTTCTACACATACCGTGGGTGTGTGGGGGAAGCCAACCCAGAGGGTGTGGATGAAGTCCGCGTACAGTTCCGCGGCGTTTTTCATCTCGGTGGGGTACTCCGGGTTGTCCAGCAGGTCCTGCGTGGGTGCTGCCGGCAGCCCCATCCAGGCGGGAACGCTGCGGCGGACCAGCTGCTCGCATAGGTAGTGGGCCTTGGTGCCCTCCTCCGCGTAGACGCTGGTTTCGTGGGGCATATGCTCGGTAAGCCTTGCACTGGGCGGGCAGCCCAGCCACATGGCACTGCTGGAGGGGCCCAGCAAAGCGTGTTTACTTGGTGCCATCGTCTGCCTCCTGCGTGTCTGCGAACGCATCCATCAGCGCGGCTTTGAAGTACCCCATCAGGAAGTTGCGGCCATCATCAGTGGACGCGCTGCGGTGGATAGCGCTTGCGGTGGCAAAAGCGAGAGCTTTCAGAACCTCCCCGCATTCGCCATCGATTTCCACTCGCGTGCGTTCCTTGTTGCGGGTGATCCTTACGGTTGTGGTGATGTTGGGAAGCTCCTCTTCCACCACATCGAGCCAGCGCCCGGGGAAAGCCCAGGGGTGATCATCCTGGAGGTTGTCCCACTTGACCCAGTAGACGTTGTTGGTGGGGGTGCGCTTATCTACCGTGCCAAGGCTGCCCGGCTCCGGGTAGCACTCAGGCATGCCTGAGTGCAGTATACGGGTGTTTTCGTTGTCCACTACGCGGACACGATCTCCAGTCTTAACCATTGATGCTTGCCTCCATTTCGTTCAGCGCCTCGGCCCAGTGTTCGCTGGGGATGTCAGAAAGCTTGCGGACGCTGTGCTTGCCCAGAATCTCTCCGAGCTTATCCTGCTTGCCCGCCAGTGCGAGTTTGCGGCCCGTGGTCTGCAAATCTTCCAGGGTTACCGGCTTAGCGGCGGTTTCTTCCTTGGGGGCCGCAGCGGGCTGCTGTGGGGCCTGCGGTTTGGTGAAGGGAATCTCTCCGTCCGTGGGCACATGTGCCTGTACGGGGGCTGCCTGCGGGGCAGGGGAGGGCTTGGCGGGAACTGCCGGAGCCTGAATGCCCGCGTTCAGGGCGTTCAGGGCATCCCGGTACTCTGCCGGGGTGCTTGCGCTGATGTTGATGCAAATTTCCATCACTGTACCTCCTCGTTCTCGTCAAGCGCGGCCATGTTGCTGATGGCGTAGGCGACGCACTGTTCGACAATGTCGCCCATGTCGGTGTCGGCCATGCTCGAAAGCATCTTGATCCACTGGAATGTCGTGGGGGTGAGCCGGACTGTCGGCTTCGTCAGGTTGCCTTTCTGCTGGATGAATACCGGACGACCGTTCTTATTTTTCAGAATGAACTTTTCCATTTTTGACCTCCGTTGTTTTGAGCAGCGCACCGCAGATGACGTTCAGGGCCAACGCGGCGGCAATCACGCCGGGAATGTTCAGGGATCCGAGCGATGCAATCCCGTAAACCAGGGTTGCGGTGCCCGCCAGCTTGAGAATGTGTGCCATCGTTAGTACCTCCGCTCTGTGCTGACCAACTGTCGGGCCAGCGTTGTTGCCGGAATGACGCGGCCCCTGTGTTCACCGATCCAGCCGCTGATGACGTAGCTGACCCGCTTGACGGGCAGCCCGGTAATGGCTGCTGCTTCGGTGATGGTTACTAGCTCGCCTTTTGCCTCCCGGCGGACGCGCTCCAGCGCATCTCTGTAACCCTCGGGCTCTCGCATTTCGGTGTCCTCCTTTTACTGCTTGCAGCTTTCGATGAAAGCTGCAATGTCTTTGCCTGTGATTCGGATGGTTCGTCCGTCGCCAAGGTTGGCGGCGGGCAGCCGGCCCTCTCGGATGTAGCGGTCGATGCTTGCAATGCTTACCTGCAAAACGTCCGCCGCTTGCTCACGGGTGTAGACCCGGCTTTCAATCAGTTCCATTTGCGCCCTCCTTTCGGCTAAGGGGCAGCGCAGACTTGCAAAGCAGGGAAAACTATGTTATATTCAGTGTGTCTAGGTCTGAATAGGTTCTGTGATGCTTTACAAGGCTGCATTGCGTCCTGTTCTTGTTCCGTATGCCTTAGTTCGTTTTGTTTGGTTTCGGAACGCCTCTTATTCTACCCTATGAATGACGGGAAATCAAGCATATTCACTAAATTTGTAGGGATTCTACGTTTTGCACAAATAGGAGGTCTTAAAGTGCTACGAATTGACCGATTGCTTGAAAGAGCAAAAGCGCGGGGGGTCTCGCAGGCGCATCTGGCCGAATTGGTGGGGCGTAAACGCTATTACATTTCGGATTTGACCCGCGACGGAACCCAGCCATCCGCAGAGACAGTTGAGGTCTGGGCTGACGCTTTGTCTACAACTCCGGCCTATCTGCTGGGGGAAACCGACGAAAAAGAAAAGCCCACCGGCACGGTGGCCGGTGGGCTGGATAAAGCGGACGCGGAAATCTTGGATATTATTCATCATCTCCCGCCGGAAAAATATTCTGCGGCGATTGCGATGCTTCGAGGTCTTGCAAATACTTGAGGTATTCTGCTTTATTTGGTAGCTTGTGTAGCAATTCCACTATTTCTTGGTCGGTGAGTTTTTGCATGATATCCGCTCCCTTTTTTGGTATGAATCGGTTGTTTTGATACAACTGTACAAAACCTATGGTTGTAATTCAATTAGCAATTTGCACAAATCAGGAAAGATGTGCTTAAAAGTCCGAGTTATTGTATGACGGGAGGTGTCTGTATGGGACAGCGTAAACGCCGGGCGGATGGCCTGTTGGAACGCAAGCGAACCATTGACGGCAAGGTCGTGCATTTTTACGGGCATACTTTGGCCGAGGTTGAACAAAAAATTGACGACTACAAGGCTGAACTGGCCGAACGGGAAACGAACGGCGAGCTGTTCGAGACCGTCTACGACGACTGGATGAAGCTCCGCCGCACCCAAGTCAAGCCCTCGACGCTGGAATGCTCGACGGCGGCTTGCGCTCACACCCGAGCCGAGTGGGCTGGCTACCGGATGCGGGAGATCACCCCGACCCGAATCGCGGCCTGGTATCAGCGCCTGGGCGATAAGGGATATGCAAAGGGGACGGTGCGCAACCACAACGACGTGCTCTCCTCCGTGTTCCGGCACTGGATCGTATACTTTGGCGGAGATTTCAATCCTGTTCCATACGTCGATGTGCCGCGTAATCTATCCACGAAAGTCCGCACACCACCTACAGAGGAGCAGCTGGCCGCCGTCCGTGCTCATCCCGAGGGCTTCGGCTTCGTGGCCTGGCTGCTCATGTACACTGGTATCCGTCTGGGGGAGGCCATGGCCCTGCAATGGTGGGACGTGGATTTCGAGGCAGGGCTGCTACACATCACTAAGTCGGTTTGGTGGGACAAGGGGCACCCCGTCGTGACGATTCCCAAGACTAAAAACTCCGTCCGCGACGTGCCTATTCTGACGGTGCTCCGCCCCTTGCTCCTGGAGCGGCAGGGAGCTCCTACAGACTATGTCTGCTCCGGGCGTGCCGCTCCCTTAACTGCGTCCGAATACCGCCGTCAGTGGGCAGCGTATTGGCGCTCGCTGGGCTATGCCCCACCCCGGGGCGCGGGAGCCTGGAACGCGGAGGTCTCCGCGCATCAGTTCCGGCACGGCATGGCCTCTATCCTCTATGAGGCGGGCGTCGGTGAGATGGAAGCCCAGCGCATCTTGGGCCACGCCTCCATCACCACCACCCACGAAATCTACACCCACCTGCGGCAGGCGCAGCTCGCTGCTGCCACCAACCGGCTGAACTCTTTCTTGGCCTCCGAGTCGCAGTCTGACAGTAAGTCGTGAAAAAGTCGTTAGAGGTGTAAAATGAACCGTTACAACGTTATTAAAATGATGGTTGACGAATAACTTACGCATTTGCGATAAAACACTAGGCATCGAATAAAGAACAACCATTCGTAAATTATCAACTTCTTTATGCTGCGCGATGCTCCGGTATTCTCCTTGATTTGCAGTCGTATTTTGGTCGTAGGTCGTATAAAAGTCGTAGAAAACGGCAGAATAATTCAATAAAATGAACCCCTGGAGCAACACTCTCCAGGGGTTCATTATTGAATTTCTTATTTCTGGGCCTGCTTGATAACCTGATCCGCACCGGTAGCCGCAAGGCCGGAAACAATGCCCACGGCAAGCGCGGTCAGCGGATCAGTGGCGGGAAAGTCCGGCACGTTGATGTACATGGCGGCCACCCCCAGCAGGCCGCCAAGGGCACCACAGATGGACGGCAGCCACTTGTTGGCCAGTGGGGTTTGCTTGATGGCGGTGGCAGCAAGGTAGCAGATAACGGTGATGCAAGCGACGCTTGCAATACCAAAAGATGCAAAATCCATGATAGTTTCCTCCTATGTCTCTGTGTGTGATTTTCAAGCAGTTTTGTTTTCCAGGTCCGCGATCCGGTGGTTTGCCACGCGCATCTGCTCTTCAAGTACGGGGACCCGCTGGGCAAAGTTGTTGTGTGTGCGGACCTCGCGGGTCAGTTCTTCCAGCTTAGTGTCGGTTACTGCCTGTGCGGTGGCCATGCGCTGTTCTGTGCGCCGCTGCCCGGCAAGATTGGTAATAATAACGCCGATAAGGCTCAACCCGCCAGTAATCAGCGCAACAACAATAGCATCCACCAAATCACTCCTCCACATATTCGGCCTTGTACAGCCCTGCATCAATCAGTTGCAGCTCTGCACACTTGCGCATAATGTACCAGGCATCGCCGCTGGATACCGGCCCAATGTCCAGCACCCACTGGTTGCCATCCGCACAGGTTTCGCGGTACAGGCCCGCTGCAATCAGCCCCAGCCCCTCGCACAGGGCGCGGATGGTTGCGCGGTCGCCGCTGGAGATACGGCCAATGGTGATCCGCTGCTTGTCCAGCTTGTTGGGGGTGGTATCCTCCGGGGTGGACGCGGTGTGGCCCTGCAGGCCCGCCTGGATCATCAGCTGCTCATAGTCCTTATAGACCCGGTTGCAGTCCAGGCTGGTGCCGTAGCCGGGGATGCCCAGCGCGTTGCGGCTGCTGTACTGCCAGATGCCATACGGCAGGGGGCAGGTGCACTTGCTGCTGTACTGCGCTACCCAAATATCATATTTGGACAGGAACTTGTGGTCCAACCGATTGCGGATAAAATCGCAGCTAGCATACAGGATGCCGTAATACCCTGCGGCCTCAATCTCCGACAAAAAGGCCTGTACAAGTGCCGTGCGCTGCGCGTTGGTCAGGCGCAGGATGCACGGCTCGTACTCGATATCATACGCCACCGGCAGGCACAGATGCTTGCCCTTAATCGCTGCCAGGCAGCAGCGGGCCTCCTGCCGTGCTTCCGCCGGGGTGGTGGCGTAGCTGTACCAGTACACGCCGTACTGGATGCCCAGCCGGGCACACTCAGCCGCGTTGCGCTCAAACTGGGGGTCTTTCTGGCTGCTGTAACGGCCATACCCGGCGCGCAGCATGGCATGGCGGATGCCCTTGTTATAGGCTGCCTGCCAGTCAAATTTGCCCTGGTGTTTTGACACGTCGATTGCATAATACATGTATTCCACTTCCTTCATATCGTGCGTTACGCTGCTGTAGCTGCCAAGCCGCACCGCGGTAGATGCCGCCGCAAAATCTGCATCCAGCCAGTTCAGCGGGTGGACCCGGCGGTTTTTGTACCGCACTTCAAAATGCAGGTGTGCGCCGTAGCAGTTGCCGGTATTGCCGCTGTAGCCGATCAGCTGGCCCTCCTGCACTTGCTGACCCTGGGCCACGCAGAGCTTGCTCAGGTGGGCGTACAGCGTTTCGAGGGTGCCGTACTTGTAGGTCGTGTGGCGCAGCTTGATCATGTTGCCGTAGCTGTTGATATCGCCCTGGGTGCGCTTGCCGTTCCAGCGGTAGGCCGTCTCCACCGTGCCGTCCTCTGCTGCGTATACCGGCGTGCCGACTGCCGCGCGGAAATCCAGCGCGCGGTGCAGGCTGCCGTCATTGTAGAGCCAGCCTGCGGTGATAATGTGCTGGGCCAGGGGCCAATGCAGCAGGGCTTCTTCATTCTTCAGCCGCATTTTTATCCTCCTTATTTTGTCCTCTTCCATATCCATACCGATAAATAAGGCGGCATGTTGTTGTGGGCTGCCCCGGAACCGCCGGAGGCGACTGTTACGGTTTTGGATTCCCAGTTCGGAATACCCCAGCCACTTGATTGCGTTTGGACATACGCATCCGCAGAGCTTCCGGTTTTGGAGCGTATTACGTTGCTTCCGTTGGTCACAGACAGCGAATAATTCGGTAGCTCGCTTTGTGTAAGCTTATGGGTGAAGTCGCCCCCAGTGCTACCTGCGGGATAACTGCTGGAAGCAGCAAACAGGAAAGTATCAGATATTCTTTCCCACGTGCCACCAAATAGATTTGCCGGGCTTGTACTGTTTACGCTCATGTAAATGCTGCCAATCGGCCAGGCTGCAAGTTTTGCTTCCGCGATGGCCGCCTTCACCGCCGCCGGTGTTGCTGCAATCCCACCACTGGTTGAACTGGTTGAACTGGTCGAATCGCTCAGCTTCACGCCGCCCGTGGTCGAAGCATTACCTGTCGGCAGTGTGTACTTGGTGTCGGTTGTTGGCGGTGTATACCCCAAAGCACTTGTCACGTTCGCCTTTGTCAGGCTGATCGTACCGGAACTCACCGTGATGTTGCTCCCGATTTTCACCCCGCCCAGGGTTGAACTGGTAGCGGCAGGCAGCGTATAGGTACTGGAGGAGGCTGGTGTCATATAAATCTGGTTCGCATTCAACGTTCCAGAACTTTTCGCATTGTTGTACTGGCTTTGTGATAGATAGTTAATCACCAAACTGTCCAGCTTTGTATCAGTTGCCATGATCATATACCTCTCGTTACAATCGCGCTGATTGCGGATAGTCCACTCGGCAGCCCAGTCAGTTTTCCGTTGCTGATGCTTAGGCTCAGGTTGGTGCTGCTTGGGCCGCCGTATATGGCGCTCTTGTGGTACTTGTCGCCCTCAAACGCGACCAGGCTCGTAGTCTGCCCGCCCCAGCCGCCGGAACTGGTTATGGTGCCGTAGCCCCAAATCTTAATGGTTCCGCTGGCGGTCTTAAAACTCACGCTGGGGTTGGTGCTGGTAACGGCATAAGCCTCTACATTGTTATTGCCACTGCCGCCGGAACTCCCGTCGCCGGCATAAGTCCCTGTCACACCAAAAATGCTCACACCGCTCTTAATGTTCCCGGCCACCAGGTTTGCATCGCCCTTGATTGTCTGTGTCCCGCTCAGGTATTGCCCAGATGCAATGCTCTGGTCGGTTGTCTTCGGGATGTAAGTTGCTGCGCTTTTTTTGGTCACATCACTGCCAATATAAGTGCTCGATATCGCATTCACGGTCACTTTGCTCAGTCCGTCATATCCGCTGTCCGGGCTTACCGTCTGGGTGCTTTCACTGGGACTGACCGTTTTGGTCTGCAAGCTTGGCGTGTTTCCGCCACTGCTGCTCCCGGCATAACTGCCTGTCACATTAAAAATCTTTACGCCGCTCTTAATATTGGCCGCAGTCAAATTGCTGTCACCCTTAATCGTCTGGGTTCCATTCAAATACTGGCCGGATGCAATGCTCTGGTCACTCGTTCCCGGCGTATAAGTGGCGGCGCTTTTTTTGGTTACGCTGCTACCGATATACGTGTTCGATATGGCTTCCACCGTGACGGAACTTAAAGCGTCGTAACTGCTGTCAGGATTTACGGTTTGGGTATTCTCACTTGGGGTAACTGTTTTGCTCTGCAATTTTACGCCGCTGGAGCCACCACTCACAAAGCCGCCCTGCATGTCAACGGCATTGCTGCCTAAATACACACCCATGCAACTGTCACCACCTTCTGAGCGTAACGCTTGTTGCGCCAACGCTGGCTGCCGTTATGTCAATGGTTTTTGCGCTGCTGCCGTCCCATGCGCCCTGACTGGTTCCGTTCAGTTTGATGGTCAGGCTGTTATTTAGTTTTTCGGCGCTCGTTGCGGAGCCGCCCGCGTTGCGGGAACCGGCATAGTTTGTGGTTCCGGTGACTTTGGCCCCTGTGGCACTGTGGGCAATTACCCCTTTCGGCAGGTCGGCAGCCCGCACCGTATCGCCGGTCAGGTCGAGGACAACTTCATCATTGATAACAACCTTGTTTACGGCCATGCTCAGCCTCCGATCGTCAACGTCTGGCCGCCAGCCGCATTATCAACGTATGTGGCCGGGATCGCCTGCACAGTAACTTGAGACAGGCAGTTATACGCTTTGTCGGGCAGCACAACCTGCTGCTCAAAGGTCGGCGTAACGCTCTTGGCCTGCGGCTTCATACCTTCGCTGCCGCTCATAGAGCCTTTCACGCCCAGGACCGTAACGCCCTCGCGGATATTTGCGGGCACCAGCTTGGCCTGTTCGGTCGCTGCGATAGTCACTCCGCCCGCACCATCGTGAAAGCCCATGGGGATGGTGTATTTACCAGAAACGGTGCTGATTTCACCGTTGACTTCGCCGTTGTTGGGCATCGTGCCGGTCATTTTAGCGCCACGCGCGTAGAATGTTTTCCCGTTCAAAACCTCCGCCACAGCGGCGGTGGCATCGCTGGTGTCAGCGTCTTTTGTGCTGGTGCCGGTAATGGGCGCGCCGGACTTATCGTGTGCTGTGATACCTTTTGCCAGCTTGTCCGGGGTAATGGTATCTGCGGTAAGGTCAAGTTTCGTTTCCTTGCCGATAACAACCTTGTTTACGTATTTATTGGGCATTGTAGTATTCATCTCCTATTATCAGTGTGTAGCCGCTTGAATCGTTGGATACCTCGTACTGCGGTATCTTGCGGATTGTCACGTCTTTCTGCATCAGTTTTTTCGCCGTGGGCAAAACCTGCGCCGTAAACAACGGCGTGATGTCATATGGCCCGCTATACTCCGGCGCACTAACCACTGCGGTGCCGGTCACGTCCACCCGCACGGGTGCCGCTCCGGCAATGCGCACCGATACGGCGCTCTGTTGGGCCACTCGCACCTGGATCATGAGCCATCCGCCTCCTGGAATAAGGTCGGGCTCATTTTGAGCGCCAGAATCTCAGTCTGCGGCTGGTCGGTGCTGTCCCGCAATGTGATGCGGGTGTCCATGTACAGCGTCTCGCCGCCGAGAAATCTATAAGTTTCCGCCCGCGTCCAGGGAATAAGGATGATGTTCTGTCCTTCCTGCCGGGTGCAGTCATCCGGCCAGACGTTGGATTTAATGGCCGGGAAGCCCTTACAGCTCTTCTGTTTGAACACAAATTCGATCCGGCTTACCTCGTCCAGGCTCATGCCGATTTCAACCGGCAGCGCAAATTGCGTTCCCTGTTTCATTCGTTTTTCTCCTGACTCGGCTGGTTCTCCGCTGCCATTTCCTCCGCAGCCATATTTTCACGTACAGCAGACAGCACGTTCTCTAAAATCAGCTCAGATACCGCATACGGGATCTTGGCATCATTCAGGGCAGCAATAATCCTGCGTTTGCAATCTTTAATGCGTTTGGTATCGGTCATGGTCTGCACCCCCTTATGTGTCACAGCCGCGCATTTACAGCGTCTTTCAAGGTTTTGATGGCGGCCAGAACCTCTTCGTCCAGGGCTACAAAGGACCCCCGGTTGTTCTGGCTGGTGATGTTGCCGTTACCGTCCAGTTCCATGTAGGTGTAGCTCACTCGCTCACCTTCGGCAGTCGTTACGACCGCCACGCCGGATAATTTTTTCATTGCAATTCCTCCAAAAGAATGTCTGCGGTTTCGTTCGCGCCTGTATCTATAGCGAGCAGGTCAGCTGCGGCATCGGTGCTGGCCTCCTGCGCTCTTGCGGCGGTGCTGGCTGCCAGCTCAACGCCTGCCGGATCACCGGCAGGATAGCTGCTGTCGCTGCGGTCGGCGTAGCTGCCTTCATAGCCGCGCTGTGCGGCCATAGCCAGCCACGAAAATTTCTGCCCCGGTGCGCCGTGTACAATGGCGTACTGGCCGCAATCCTCCGCCCACAAATGGCCGGTGCCGTCAAGGTCAGTCAGCAGCCAGGCGGGCTGCCCGTACTGGGCGATGGTCTCCGCATAGCGTGGGTCAAGGGCAATCAGGCACCAGCCGTCTGGGCTGCACCGGCCCTTACCCCAGTCCGCAAAGGTGGGCACCGGCGTCTCAAATGCAGCCATTTTCAGTGCACCAAAGCTGGTAGGCACCACGCGGGATTTGCTGCCCCAAACGTCTAGGTTGTGCACGTTGAGCTTGCCGCTCACGCCAACGCGCGTCGTGTTAAAATCGGTATCGCTGTCATCGCTGCGGTTGTAGGTGATCTGCATCCCAACGTAAGATGTGGGGTCAAGTCCATTCACCCAGCCGTACTTGGCGTATTTACTGCACGCGCCGATGTAGCTGCTGCCAGCCTCAGAGTACAGCACGCCGGTCAGGCCAATGCTGCCGGTGTTGATGGTGGCATACCATGCGATGTGCCGGTTGTCCAGAAACACGCGCTCACCGGCCTCGGTGCCCATACGTATCCAGGCGTTGTCCAGGTCGTACACGGTGGTGTAGTTGAGGTTATGCAGCTGCCCGGTCGTGATGTTGCCGCCGTTGATGATTGTCTTGTCCTGGTTCCAGGTACTCAAATCCGAGAATGTCACCACGCCGGATAGGTTGATCTGTGCGCTGGTGATCTCTGTTCCGCCTGCCG